CGGAAGTACGGCGGCCGCTGTGCATATTGTGGCAGGGCGATTGCCTACAAGGATATGCAAGTCGATCATTTCCGGCCGCTGCGGGCGTGGGATGAAACGGACAGCGCGGCAGACGATATTTCAAACCTTATGCCCTCCTGCCGGATGTGCAACCACTACAAGCGCGCAAACTCACTGGAAGTGTTTCGCCGGTATATTGCCGAGATCCCCCGCAAGCTGCGCAGCGACTATATTTATAAAATTGGCGTGGCCTACGGGAACGTCGTTGAAAATGAAAAGCCGATTGCGTTTTTCTTTGAAACCGAGGAGGCCAAAGCCAGCTCCGAAGCTGCCGTAATGAGCCCGGAAGACATGGCTCATTATTTGATGGATTTTTGCCACGGCCGTTTGGCAGCTGGGAAAGGCTGCCCAGGCTGCCCGTTTGATAAACCGACCAGCGACAACGGGGATGGAGAGTGCCGTTTGTACGTTCCTGACGACTGGGATTTTTGAGGAGGCGAAGAAATGAGCGAAAAACGTATGGTCTACGCGGAGGACGTGATCCAGAGAATCCGCGACCAGGCCCCGGAAATCCTGGGCGGATGGTATAACCCGGACATGGAGAACGAGTTGGAGCAGCTTGTTTGTGTTGTGGAAAACACTCCGACGGCAGCAGCCCAGGACGCCCAGCGCTGGCGCAATACGGCAGAGGAGCCACCGAAGGAAGAAGACGGCGACTGCTGCGGCCGCGTTCTGATCGCCCACGCCGGTGCCCACTGTGCGGTCGCTACGTCCTTACAGTACGCAAGAGAAAACCCGGAGGCGGTCCGCGTTTGGATGCCGCTTCCGAAACTACCGTGGGAGGCTAAAAAATGAGCAAAGCTGTGCTTTTAAGCATCCGGCCTGAATGGTGCAGCCGTATCTTTTCGGGCTGGAAAACGGTGGAAATCCGTAAGACGAGACCGGCCTCGTTGAAAGAACCTTTTAAGTGCTACATATATTGCACGAAAGGAACGAAATTTTTCTGCTGGAAAGCCGTTGACCATTTATATTTCGACGATAGGTCTCATAATCTATTCGACCGCAGGGCTGACGGAATGGTTGTCGGCGAATTTATCTGCGATGACATCCGACGCATTGGCCCTGAATACTGTGTCGTCAAAGAAGATATCGAGTCTGCAATTTCTGGAAGCCTTCTCACGGTACCGCAAGTCAAAGACTATGCCGGATGGAAGTCCGGGATGAGTTATGCAGATTTGAAAGACTTGTATGGCTGGCACATCTCCGAACTGAAGATTTATGACAAGCCGCGCGAGCTGCGGACGTTCACGGGCTTGCTAAACACGCGGTTTGGTGTGCGGCCCGTGGAAGCGCAGCGACCGCCCCAGAGTTGGTGCTATGTGGAGGAAAAGCAATGAGCATGGAAGAAACTGCCGTTCTTTTGAGCATTCGCCCAGAGTGGTGCCAAAAGATTTTCCGCGGAGAAAAGACCATGGAAATCCGCAAGAACTTTCCGAAAGATTTCCAGGGGCAGCCCTTTAAGTGCTTCATTTACTGCACAAAAGGACAAAACGCCGGATTTCGGATGGAGCCAGACGGAAGTCTGCTGCGACTGGACGGAACCGTTATCGGGGAGTTTACCTGTGATCGTGTATATGAAGTTGCCCCGCTGAACCATGCGCCGGACGACCTCGAAGCCCAGGCCTGCATGGACCGGGACCAGATCTGGGAGTATACGCACGGAAAGGGCTACGCCTGGCACATTACCGAGCTAAAGGCGTATGTGGCGCCGCGCGACTTGGCGGCTTTTCACCTTCGCTGTGAAAACGCCCTGCGCTGGTGCAATAACGGAGGCTGCGCAATGCGCATTGAACGGCCTGCAAATGGGAACTGCTGCGGGAATTACGCCTTGCAGCTTAACAGGCCGCCGCAAAGCTGGTGCTATGTGGTGGGCCCTGGCGAGTGCCACAAAGAGCTCCAGGAACAGGTAAAGGCCACACTGGGCAGACTTTACCCTAAAAAGAAGGTTTCCGACATTCTGCCGAAACCTGAAATTTTGGGCCAGCTTGCGGAAGAACTGGCGGAGGCCTCCGCGGCTGCATCGAAGCTGCGCCGCAAAATTGACGGTAAGAACCCGACGCCGAAGACCTTGGAAGAGTGCTGGGAGGACCTGAAAAAGGAAATCGGCGACGTTATGAACTCCATTGATGCCCTTACAGAGCAAGATCCGCAGAATTACCACGAGTTTATGAGCGAGTGCGGCGAGTACGCGGAGCCGAAAATGGAACGCTGGCTTTTCCGCCTGAACGAACAGAAAGAGGAACACACATGAAAAAGAAAACTGTTTTAGTCCGCCCATGCCCGAAATGTGGAAGCAGCTTCCTAGCACACGGAAAGCCCTACGGCTGCGCAACGCCCCGGATTCTTGCATGGCTTGGCAGCCTGCACGGCGTTGTGTGCGTTTCGTGCGGCCACTATGCGCCGACCATTAAAGCCTGGAACAGGGAATGGGAGAAGAAAAAATGAACAGCGAAGGGATTTGGAAGGCTGCCGCCTGGCTGGCTTCTGCGGCCGTGGCTGTTGCCTGCATCCTGAAAACCGGAAACGCGGACTTTTTGCAGATTCTTGCCTTTCCGTTTTTCGTTTGCATTTTGACTTGAAGGAGGCACACCCATGATCGAGAAAGGCTCCATGTTTAAGGCCTGGGAGGCCACCACCGAGCAGCAGAAGAAGGCCCACGAAATGCAAGCCATCTACAAGGCCCAGGAAACCGCCCGGCAGGCAATCCAGGAGGCCATGAACAGATACATCAAGAAAAAGACCCGCGCCCGCAGCATGGCGAAAGCCGAAGCGGACCCGTTCGCGGAGCTGGAAGGCTGGGAAAGCCTGGAACAGATCCAAGAGGCTTACGGTTACGGCGAGATAACTTCCGACCGCCGGGACAAGTTGGCGGACCTGTGGGAGGCCAGGGAGGCCGCACAGCACCAGGGAAAGAAAGACGGCAAATACCACGACCTTGTAACCGATATGCTGGCCCGGGCCATTCGCGGCGTTGGTAATGAGTACGCGGACGAGATTGCCGCGTATGAGGAGGAACGCCGGATGCGTCGCAGCTATTACGAGAAGGTGGAGAATCGAGTGAACGGAGGCGCATCGGACGATGGAGAAGAAAGTGACCATTGAGCTGCTTGTTGAAGCCGAAGATCCGGGCGACCGCGTGGAAGACGATGTTGTGGCC